TGACGTGACGTTCGGTTGGCGCGGGTTCACTACTAGGAAATACTCGAACAGTCATACTCCAATCACTCCTATAAATGGTGTAAACGCGTCCGCCGCCCAACCTGTCATGGTTTGGGTTGACGGAAGCGGCGCGTTGGCCCGTATTTTGAAGCCAGATAATTTAGACACTGCTAGATATGCGGTTGGATCAAATCCAACATCGACGGCATAGCCGAGCATATTCCGGGTTGTATACCAATCTTGCGGCTCAAGATCGGCAGAATATATGTTATCTCCATGGACCAGTGACGAAGCTGCGTTAATCGCAATCCAGTACCATTCTCCGGCATCCAGCAGAACGGGGGTTGTAGACACCGCATGAAGTCCTACCGTTGGTTCCGCATCAGCCGCGCAATCCGTCAGCAGGTTTCCGGCAAAATCATAAATGCCAACATACACATTGGCAGTGGACGCCGTTGCACGCTTATACGCGATCTCTCCGACTGTTATACTCGACCGCGGCTGGAATGGTGTGATATAATCACGATTCTGATACATTATCGTAGTAAGTAAGTTGAGCATGATCGCGGGGTAAAACACGCCGGGTTGGTACGGAGAACCGCTGCTCCCGCTGCTCCCGCTGCTCCCGCCCCCAAAAATACCTTCCCATGTGCTCATGATTTAATCGCCTTCCATCCGGTTGATCCGCCGACGAAAACAAATCCGCCAGACGTGTTTTTTGTTGAAACTGTCATGTCTGCAGCAACGCCTTCGATCAGCTCGCCGTTGCGCCCGATTGTCAGAGCGTTGACTGAAAAATCGGCTACGTCGGAAAACAGGCACCGCGCTCCGACAGCAGGTGAGGCCGGTAGTGTCCCCGTGATCGCCGCTGACGTCGTGTCAACCAGAACGCGCGGGCCTAGGCTGGTGAATGTGAAGGCCGATGTCTTCAGCGGGCTTAGGTCCGTTCGGTCATAGGTCTCGGTGAAATTTTCATTGGCCTTCGTGAAGGCGGTTCGCAACGGATCACCCGTCCCATCGTCTGCTACTGAGCCGATGCCGATTGTTTGTTTGGCCATTATGCTGCGTCCGCTGTTGTGGCTGTTGTGTCCGCCTTGATGGCTGTTGTGTCTGCTGTGCCTGCGATGGCCAGCTCGCCTGTTGCGGCGAGGGTTGGGCCTGCAAGGGTCGCATCTGTTGCGCCGGTGATGGCCAGCGCGCCTGTTGCGGCGAGGGTCGGGCCCGCCAGCGTGGCATCTGTTGCGCCGGTATTGCCTGGCGCCAGGACAATCGTGGAAACCAGCGTCGGGCCTGCCAGCGTGGCATCTGTTGCGCCCGATATGGCAAGTGCGCCCGTCGAGGATAGCGTTGGCCCTGCGATAATGGCATTTGCAGATCCCCGGATAAGAAGCTCACCCATCGCAACCAGTGTCGGCCCGGCAATCGTGGCCGAGACTTCACCGCTGCGCGTCACCAGCGTCTGGCGCTTGTGCCAAAGCATGGACGCCAGCCCGAACACATAACAGCCATCGGTCATGTTGACGCTGTAAAAACCCTGGCCATCAGCGTAGTAATGCGTGGCGATAATGTCTGCGACCGTCTCAGCCTTAAGCAGGCGCGTCAGCCACGGCTCGGAGATAACGACAGGCGCGCCGCCCTGCCACCGGACAACCTCGTAATCCTCATTGATCCAGATCACGCTATCCTTGAGCACCCGGATGCCATCGCGGCAAAGGCAACCCGTCGCGATGACGTTTGACTGGCGAGAATACGGATCATTTGCATCGCCCGCCGCGTACCAAAGCTCAACCGTCTTGCCGCCGAACAGGAGGACCGTTTCACCGAACGTGCGAACCGCAACGAGGTTATCAGGCTGGCTCTCTGCCGAGTAGAATTGAAGGCCCGTTATGTCATCAACGTCCAGAACGCTGGTAAAGTACCATTTGCCATCGCCCGCCGTCATAAGTATGCGCTGGCTGTTAGCTGCAATCGACGTGATGTTTGACGGAAAGTCCGGGTCAGTCGCCGCCGCTATTGTCGTACCGGCAGAGACGAACAGCGAGCCATTCGAGAGCACTGCCAGTTCAGTCTGGGTGAACGCCATGTCTGCGCGTCCTGTGCCCGTCACCGTCCCGCTAATTGTTCCAAATGTGCCCGTCGAAGGCACCCACGTTCTCAGGGTCGTGCCATCGAGGATCAGTATTTTGCCCGAAGCGAACGCATCAGACTGCGCCATGCCCCGGATTGTGCCCTGGATCACATCGCCAGTGTCCATGTCCCGGCTGCCCGGCGTCGTGACAAGCCGCACAGGGCGCGCTTTGTCCCCGCCGTTCGGCTCGGGATACATGTTGAGCAAAACACGCTCAGACTCGCCCGGCTGTTCGCGCTCAAAGTGACCAAGAGCAAGATTTGCGCGTGGCATTAGTTTCGTATCACAAATCGGATCGAGCCCTGGCGGTCCTGGCCTGCAAGAATGGCATAAAGCTCAATTGCTATGTTCACGACATCAGCACGAGGCGTGGCCTCAAATTCCGGGGCCATGCGAACAGCGAGATTATAGACAATCGTCTCCTCCCACTCGGCAGGAATTTCGAGGTCCTCACTCAGTGCAGTCGGGTCGAGGATTGCGCGCTTGCCTGTCAAATACAGGTAATCGCCAGCGCCCGTCGGCACAGGATAGACAAATGCCTTTGTCGTGGCGAGTTGACGATCGATGAACACCGCGAATGGCGCACCACTCGTCGTTTTGTCTGGCAGGCGGTTATATTCTTCACGGGTGAACAGCCTCAATGGCGTGTCATTTGTCCCGGACCTGCGAAACCCGTCTGAAATCTCAAGGTAGCGCGGATCAAGCGTGTAGCTCGCCGCGTCGGTCGTTAGCGTGACGACCTCTTCATCGGTCAACCACATGCGAACGCCCTGCACTGACCATGTGCGAACCATGCGGCGTAAATTGGCTAATCCAATCGCAGAGTCCTCTGCAGTAGCAGTCTCTCCGCCAACAATAACGGATAGTTTCTGCAGGGCTGCGGTGATCATTTCGCCGACCGTAACGGCACCATCGCGCGTGCTCGAAAGCGACATCAGTTATTAGCTCCCAATTCAGCAATTGTAGGAGGGGCACGCAGATCACCAGCATCAATAACCTGGTCCGGCCCCGTCGCCTTGTCGCGAACGCGCTCTCCGCGCGGGGCCGGTAGGTCAAGCATTGGGTGCTTAGGTTCAAACGACGACCTGCGAACGAGCAATCCCGTCCACTCGCGCACAAGGTCTTCGGGTCTTACGTTAAACCCCGTGCGCTGGCAGACACCAGTGATTTGCCCGTCCAGGTCGTCGTCAGTCATCAGCCCGCACCCGGCGATCCATACAGGGCCCGAGGGTCTGTATAGCCAACCGAGAAACGCTCATAGGATTTGACCTTGAGGTTGTCGGTATCGTCGTCAGTGTTGCCCTTCTTGATTTCGCGGGCCTCACGTTGGTACAGTTTCAAACCCTCCTCCACATCCGTCTGGATGAAGAATCCATCAGGGTCCGTCAGGTATTGCCAGTTGATTGGCGCCTCCTGAAGCATACCCATTTCGCGCATGGCATTTACGTCATTGTTTGCCGTGCCCGACTGGCTCAGGGATGCCGTGATGCGTGTTGCCGCAAACATCAGCTGTGGCGGGATGATCAGCCGTTTTGGCTTGAGCATGATTGGATCACCAACAGAGTCAGTGGCCGTCATGATCAGGATCATCAGATCCTCCAGCGCAGATTCCGACAGGTCGGCTGCGACAGAGAGACGGTTGGAGAACGTCCCGATTTTTTCAGGATGGGCCGTGCTCAGGAGTGAAACGCCATCAGCGCCGAGATATGAGCCGCTATAGGCGCGGTTGAGAATATTGGCCGCAACCGTCTCCTTGGTCACACGGTGTGATTTCGAGAGCGCTTTTGTGCGAGCACGGGCAACTTTGGCATATTGGTTGTCCGCAAACTGCTCACGCGTGATCTGAAAACCGCTGGCATACGCAATATGCGTGTACCTGGTCGTATAACCCTGACCGATATTGTCATAGGTGCGCGAACCGCCCTCAGATTTGACCGGTGCAGCGGACGTGCTCGTAAGCTGAACGTCCTCTTCAAAGGCCATTGTCGACTTCTGCACAGAAAAGACCTGTGAGCAGATTTCAGGGTGGTTCTTGTAGTCGGCACCCCACCAGGCATTCACGCCGGGCCATAGTGCCTTAGGAAGTGATCCTCTGTTCTCAGTCATTATTCACCCTCCGCCACAGTCCATGGATGGTTATTCAGAGAAACCAGCCAGATGGCATTTGCGCCGACTTCATTGCCGGGGCGCTGAAGAACCTCATGTATCCGGCAATCGAGCGTGGCAGTAACAGCCGCCGAACTGGAATCCAGTTCAAACGCTGACGTGCCCGTCAAAGTGCTTCCCGTGCCGATAATGATGTCCGCGTTTAGACCAATATCAGTGACGGCAAGCGCACCACCAACCGAGTCCTCCTGAACCGCAAACATGAGGTTCGGGCTGTCTGCTACCAGCACATACATCGCGGTCGAGGCCGGTCGATATGTGCGAGAAAGATTGTCGGACGTCAGGTTTTCAAAGCCGACGACGACGCCAACAGGGCCGTCCCCCGCAGAGGAACCTGCACCTGCAGTATGCTGGACAATGCCCGGAATACCCTCAGTTGAACCAGACCCGGAGAGTTTCACGACATCACCGATAAAGATGTTGTTCGTGTCTCCCGTGCCTACATAGTATCGCTTAGATGCCCCGTTATAGGGCGATCCATCGCGATGGCGCATGGGCTTCAGCCCGAACGCAGCATCTGTGTTCGCCATAATGCGTACCTTTTTGAGTTGTTACAGTTTGATAGCTTTGCGACCCTGCCCGGTCATCTCGACACGCTGCTCGTATCCGATGCCGTCAGGGGCGCTTTCGCCAGGCGCTGAGGCCTGACCGTCAAAAATGGCCTGCATACGCTTATCGTTCAGGGCCTGTATGTTGCCGTGGTCCTCATCATAAAGGTCCTTTGGCTTCTTGCAGAGATAGGCATATTCCACCTGTCCTGCCCCGATTGTGCCAACCGCTCGTCGCAGCACAGAACCGGTGGAGTCAGACGCTTCTGAGCCGTCGCTTGTCAACGGTGACCAGTCCGCGCCGGGCTGTTCCTGGCGCGTCTTGTCGTGAAGCCTCTGGTCGTCGAGACCGCCATTGATCCAGCGGTACTCAAATTCATTATCCAGCCTGAAACCGACACCCAGTTTCATCTGGTGAGAAAGGTCGTTCGCGCCACGCGCCTTGCGGCGTCTGCGCTCTATCGATTCGCGTGAACGTGCCGGGGCTGCCTCGGTTGCGTGGTAAACCTCAATCGGCGCGCTGGATGGCGTGTCGGCCGCTAACGCCTTCAGGCGTGCAATCTCAGCCGCCTGAGCTTCAACACGCTCCTTCATGATTGTCATGGGAGCCTTACGGATCTTCACGGCGTCTGGCGCAGGCTTTGGGTCATGCATTCTGGTAATCCTTCAGAAAATCTTCTTTGCTGGGCGCGATGCCCTCATCCGCGAGCATTTTGAACATCGCCTTGGCGTCAGACGGCAGGCTGTCGAAATTCGCTTTCGTGCGGCCGGGACTGGAGCGCGCACCCTCGATCGACCGGGAGTTGGCAGGTGGCGCACCCTTGGGAACAGTCGTGTCAGTCCTGGCCTGCGCAGTGCCGTAAATGTCGCTGAACCGGCCCGAGTCAGCGAGCAGCTTGTCGATTTTGGTAAATCGGGCCTGGTGCTGCTCAGTCGGCGTTCCTCTCCAATCGGCGCTGGTCTCCTGAGCTATCACTTGCTCCATCGCGGATTGTGCCGCACTCGTGAACACAGGATCCGTTCCATAGGCCCTGCGCTGCTCCGACCAGCTGGCGCGAACTGTTGCGCCAGCTACCTCATCATCAGGATTGGCAACATCAGCCCTGGCAAGCTCAAAATTCCTGTTGATCTGCTTGATAGAATTTGCATCACCCCTGTATTCTTCAATCAGGTCATCGCGTTCCTTCTCAAGCGCATCAATCTCGTACCTATGCCGCTCATCCGCATCGCGCCTGGTGCGGTCAATCTCGGCCTTGGTTACCGCAGTAACCCGAACTTTGAACGCCTCGACCTCCTTGACTTTGGCGTCATACTTCTTGCGAAGCACAGCAGGGTCATTATCGGCCAACTCAACAAACGTTTTAGCGTCACGGTGCTTGGATGGGTCTCCAGACCAGTCGTCAGCGGGCTTCCAGCCCATTTCAATGGCCTCGGCTTCATAATCACGCTCCGGCTCTTCAGTGGCCTCGACAGGCTCTTCTGGTGCAGACTGAGGCGCTGTGCCATCAATCAGGGCGTCCATCTCGGCGCCTGCTGCAGCCTGCTCCTCAGAGACAGGCGGTGCGAGGGAGTCAGACATTGGACGACTCCTTGTTTAGTACTGCTGCGATATCCTTGTCCTTCAGCAGACGGTATTCCTTGCCGTCCAGCCCCTCGACTATGACACCTGCCGCCTTGGTCATAATGACCGTATCGCCAATCTGTG